TTATATTTTTAATCATATCGATAGTAATATTATTTTTGTTTTGTTCTAATAAATAATCTAAAATTTTTATATTGTTTTCAATTTTAATATTATAATTTAATGATTATAGTATTAAATTTTATAGTATTAAATTTTATAGTGTTAATAAATTTTGTTGAATAAAAATAATATGACACGATATATGATGTCAATTTTTTTAATTACTATACGCGAGCCCGCCCCTTATACGTATATTTTTTTATTAATTTTCATTAATAAATTGGACTATTCCTTAAGTCTTCATTGAAAGTTGCTAACTTTCTCAGACCCACTCCATTATAGTCTCTGAACCTTCTCCATGTGCTTGCTTTAGCGCATTTAGGAGCTTGGCTGCAGATTGTCCAATCCTTTTCGTTATCACTATGCCCTAGGTCATTACCCCGGGTATTCAAAATGTTTTCACATATTGAAGTAGTAGAAAAGGCTATCAGGATGTTCCTGCAATTTAGAAATGTTGCCTCCAACTGACTTGATAGTCAGAAAGAGACTAGCTGGTTATATAATGCGAACTGATACATTTCGCATATTTGCTTTACACTGTTTACCCACATTAGAAAGCAAATATCTAATATGGCAGCCAACTTTTTGGGACAGACGGATCTAATCCCAGACATAATTCTTAGAACATTATAATTGGTTGCATACACGCGAACCTTTGCAGTCTTGGTACCCTCAACAGTCGCGTTAGAAAGAACGAGCTGAAGAGTGGCATTATCAATTCTGGAAAAGTTGCAAGTACCTGATGGCTGATGTTCTTCAGGCCTCAAGGCGAAGGAGTAAACGTTAATACCTTCATCAGGGTTTCTGGTGTGGGCCTGGTAAGGCTGAACCCAAGAGAAGTAAGAACCTTCACGCTCAGAGAAGCGGTCTTGGCCGTTAAGCTGGAGCTTAGCGGTGACGACAGGGTTCTGTCCCCAACAATGCATGTCAAGAGATGTCTCAGAAAGGACAAAAGTACCGGCATCAGAGACACCAGAGTTGTCAAGGTGAGATCCACCGCTAGCTGCGTAAAGTTGTGCAATTTGAGCAGAAGTTCCAGGAGGAATAGGAACTTGAGGACCTCCAAGGTTGACCTCATTGTAAGGGTTGGAAGGTCCGTGCCAGTATCCGGTGAAACCAGCACCAGGGATATAGTCAAGAGCACCAGCGTCTTGGAAAAGACCTTGGGCATCAATGTAAGCACGAGAATCTTGAGCAACAGAGGCAGGTCCTCCGAAGGCATGGATAGCGTTAGGAAGAGCATCAATAGCATCAGTGTAGTTGAAAGGTTGAGCACCAAGAACCTTGAAAAGAAGAGCATCACAGGTTAAAGATGAGCAGTAATCAACATTTTGATCAGACTGGACAACCCAGATGAGCTCCTTAACAGGGTGGTTAAAGTTGAGCTTAATCTTGTTAGAAGAAGAACCAACAGACTCATCACCAGTGAACTGGAGCTGAGAAATAAGGTACTCATGAGGGTTCTGAGCCATTCTGCGGCGCTCATCAGTGTCCAAAAACACGTAATCAACGTATAAAGAAGCAGCAACTAGAGACTGATTGTAGGCAATAGTGGCAGGGACAGGGCGTCCAACTGTGTACTGACCTGGTTGTCCAGAGTAAGGGTTGGTGTTGCAGTTAAGGGTGGTAACAGCCCAAAGACACTCGTCAATAGGACGGATATCAAGGTTAATCTTGACCTCGTGATATTGAAGAGCAATAAGAGGAAGGGCAAGACCAGGGTTTGTGCAAAACCAGAATTGAAGAGGAACATAAAGAGTTGTTTCAGGAAGAGCGTTTCTTGGAGCACAAACTTGACGAGGAGCCAAGGAGTCACAAGGAGACTCAACATCAGAGAAGGAAGGATCTGTGATAAAGGTGAGTTGAGTGGTGTTTCCAATCATCTTGAAGTAACCACGTTGTTGCTCAGAAGTCATGGTAAGTTGGTTCCAGATGTGCATCCAGTCACCATATTGGCGATCAATACGTTGACCACCAATTTCAACCTCAACCTGGGCAATAATTTGCTCACCAGGGAAATCCAACCAACGGGCATAGACACCGGTATTTTGTCCAGTAGAGTAGTTTCCAAGACCCATAAGTTGGTTAATCTCAGGAAGAGTAACCTGAAGATATGTGCGGTAAGCAAGATCACCATTTCTGGAGATCACGCACTGGACACGGCGACCGAAATCGGCTTGTCCGTTGAAAGTTTGTTCGATTGATTCAATCGCAAAGTTTGTGTATCTGCGATATGTTACTTTCCAAAAAGTAATTTGAGGGTTACCTGTACATTTCCTCTACCTTATTTTTCAATAAGGATTAGACTATATCTTATGGAGAATTTATATTTGCTTTTATTTCAGCAGTTTCTAAATTTAATAATAATTCTTCCGAAAACCATTTAGTCGTTGAACCTTCTTCTTTAAATTTTTGTATTTTATTCAAAATAAAATTAATTTGATACATATCTATTTCTTTTTTTGTTGAATTGAATTGTATTGTTACTGGCATTAAATTAGACCAGTTCCAACATTTCAATTTTTCAATTTCAATAGTTAAATCAAATTTGCGCACAGGTATAATGTGATCAATTGACCAAAATGAACCATAGTTATTCCAATTCATTTCTGATGTAAAATTATATTCAAACCATTCTCTTAGATATTGAATGTTACAACCAATATAATTCATAGTTGTATCAGTTTTAAAAAGAACATTTCTTAAACGAGCAGCTAAAGATTTTTTTAACCTATAGTTGATGTTTGTATTATGTTCATTTTTACACCATTCATTTTTTTGTTGTGTTAAAAATTGCGGATAACAAGAAAGACAAATCTTTTTTTTGTAAAACTTTTTCAACTTTGCAAAATTTTTTAAAACTTTTTCTTCGTTGCATTTTTCACATTTTGCTAAAAAAGTCTCTGTTTTCTTTTGTCTAATGTGTTTCTTTCTTATTTTATCTATTTCATTCAAACATTTTTTACATGTTTTTGAATAAGACTTTTCACAATATTTTCGATATTTATCAATTGGTTTGGTTTGAGTGCATTTGTCGCACATTTTTACATCTGTATCACTTATCATTTATATTACTATACGTCGTTTATTTTATATTGTTTAAAAAATATTATTTAAAGAAGCTTGGATGCTCATTGCCCATTTCTTCAAACTTTTAGTTCAAATCATCTTATTCATTTTTACTATACCCAAGTTTTTTGTCTTGGCCACAATCCTTTCACAAGAATTGCTTAGTAGAATAAGCTTTAGGGGTTTCAAGCAATTTGATTTTCTCACCAGGGTTTTTCAAATGAATATAAAATTCATTTCCCTGATTAACGTCAGTGGTACTCTTCTATTAAAGAGTATCCACAAAGGGCTTTATGAATATCTTATTTTTTCGATATTCCCCGACATTTTTCTACCCTACAGGCTTTTAAGGTATACGTCCTGGGCGCCATAGGCTACCAATTGCATTAATCCACCAGCCATTTTATAATATTGCTAAAGAAAAAAATTTTCAGAAATTAATTTAATTCAATTTAATTAAATTTAATTATTTTTTTTTATTTTTACAAAATACATATTTTATAAAAATAAATAATCTAACTAAGCACCTTATTCAAGTCCAAATTGGTCTTCATAAATTTAATCAAATATGAATCTTCCAATACTTCTTTTTTGTTTTCATGATGTTTTGTAAAGACATATGAGTCGTTCTTTTTTTTGACAGACCAACCTTGCTCGATAGAATTAAATAAGATGATCATTTTTTGAAATTTAATTGCATCTACTTTTATATTTTCTAAATCTTTTAAAGATTCTAAATTAATTTTCATATCCATAAAATAAATAAATAAAAACTATTTACACAAATAAACGTTTATAATCTTTGACGATCGTATTTGCTATAGTGTTTTTCTTCTTTTTCTAATTTTTTTAATGGTATTTTTACAATATTATTTTTATCGTCTGAGTAATATATATTTTGAATTTTATACCCCTTTTTATTTGGTAATATATTCATCGTATGAATACATCTATTACAAGGTTTACTCAGTTGTAATTTATTTTTTGAAGAAACTCTAATTACAAGTAAATCAACTATTACTAGACGTTTTTTATATTTCAAAGGTGTTAATTTTGATACAGCATCATGTTCTGCATGAATTCCCGGTTTACTACATTTTTCATCACCCATTTGATTAAATCCAAAACTTAACACTTGCATTTTATTCAATTTACCTTTGATAACACAAGCACTATGATTATAACTAGAACATCTACAAGAGCTGATTTTTTCATCTCCGTTTTCAAAAGATTGGATATTTGCATTTATTGGTAAACAAAACCGCTTCATAAACATAGTATCTAACAATGATGATAGCATTTATTTATTGTACTTTATAAATTTATTATAACCTTTATTTTTAGTTTCATTTTTATTTATTAAAATAAATATTTTTTCTTTATTATCAATTAAATAAAAAATTTAATACATATTAAAAAGAAGATGCCTAGTTTTAAGCCTAAATCAATAAAAAAAATTAAATATAATAAAAAAACATCAATTACTTTAGACACAAAACATAATGAATTTTTAAATGAATTTAATAAAGATATGGGAGACAGAGTACCAGAATTAAAATGTGAGATGAAAACTCTTAAAACACAATTAAATGATATACATTTATCCATTGAACAACAACTTGACATTCAAGATAAAATGAACGAAGTTACTAAAAAAATAAAAGAAATGAATTTAAAAAAAAAAGAATATTTTCTTGATAACTCTAAATATATTTTTGAGTATTTTGAAAATAAAAAAAATATTTCAGAAGGAAATGTTGTTCAAAAAACTTCAAATAAAACAAAAATTGTAAATTCTTTTTTCAAAATCAACAAAGAATATGATGAGACCTCTACAGCCATATCTGAAAACAATAATATTGTTCAAAAATATTTGAGTAATATAGATGATGTATTTTTAGATGTAAATTCTTTTGTTTGTCAAACAGACATATGTCAAGTATGTTATAAAGGGGAATTGATACCATTAGAAGATGAGGGTATTTTACTTTGTAATCATTGTTCTAGAAGTATTCAATATTTGATTGAAAATGAAAAACCTTCCTATAAAGAACCACCAAAAGAAGTTTGCTTTTATGCATATAAAAGAATTAATCACTTTAAAGAAATACTTGCTCAGTTTCAAGGAAAAGAAACCACACAAATTCCACCAGATGTTGTTGAAAATATTAAAATACAAATCAAAAAAGAGAGAATTGAGTTATTTCAAATTACAAATATAAAAACAAAAGAAATTCTTAAAAAGTTGGGCTATAATAAATACTATGAACATATACCATTTATTAAAGATAAGTTGGGTATTAAACCGCCAATAATGTCTCCAGAATTAGAAGAAACCTTGTGCAATCTTTTTATTGAATTGCAATCACCCTATTCCAAATATTGTCCTGACGATCGCGTGAATTTTTTGAATTATTATTATACCGCATATAAGCTTTGCGAACTTTTAGGTGAAGATGGGTATTTGGAACACTTCCCTATGTTGAAAGACCCTGAAAAGAGAATGGAACAGGATGAAATATGGAAGAAAATTTGCTTAGACTTGGATTGGGAATATATACCGACTATCTAACTAAATTTTTAATTTAATTTACAAAATGTAAATATATATAAAAAACAGCAAAATTAGCCAATAAATAAATTTCACAATTCATTATATTTGTTTGTAAAAAAACCGCTGCACATAATATTTGTTGAAGGTATAATGATAAATATAATATTAATTTATTGCTTTTTTTATAACAATGATTGTACATGAATACTAAAATACTTGTAAAAACGATGAAACAATACACAAAATGAATTGTATTTGAGTGGTCATATATTATAACACCATAGATTCCGATTAATAAAAAACATATAGAAATAAATGAACATATATCGTATCGCAATACTTCATAAAATAATGTTACTATACCCATCAGTATCATATTTACAAAAACAACTTGACTACACTCTTCATTTTTAATTATACTTGAAATAGAACCATCTATTTCGTACTTGTAATATGACGAAACTTTATAAATTACATACATATAAATAAGCATCATTGCTAACAAAAGAAGATTTTTCACAAACATTATTTTATAATGATATAAAAGTTTTAATATATTATTATAAATATTATAATGATGAATACTATAAATAACATCAACTATTCTATTTTTACAAGTAGTAACATGCCAATTTTTTATATAAATTATTCTTTATGGTTTTTAGTATCATTCTTTTTTTCTATATATTATCAATTAAATTTATATTTTGTTTTATATGGATTTTTATTTTGGTCTTTTTGGGAATATATTTATCATCGTTCTATTATGCATGGACTTAAAAATACAATTTATTATTATAAAATGCATGGACACCATCATATGTATCCTAGCAAGCCATCACATATACCTGTTTTTCAATATATAATTGTTTTTCCAATATTTTTTATGTCTTCTTATGTTGTAGAACCATCATTTGTATTTTCTTATTTGCTCGGTCACATGTGTGGACTATATTGTTTTGAAAGTATGCATTATTTTATACATAATGATATTAATAAAGAAAAGATATATACAAAGTATCATTTGTATCATCATAGTCATTCTCAAAAAGCATTTTGTTTTACAAGTCCTTGTTTTGATATTTTGTGCGGAACTTTTCCTGAAGATAAATTTTCATATAATTTTATTGCTGTTTTGCCAATTCCATATATTAGTTTTTATGGTGTCAGTGAAAAAAAAGTTATTGACTAGGTTTATAAGGAAACAATTGCAATTCTTTTGTATTATAAATAGAAAAATTAGGATCATAGTTATTGGCACCTACTCCGCTGCCATAACATGTACCACCTCTAAGATTTCTTCTACGTCTTGTTCTTTTATTATTTTTTTTGGATTTTCTACGATTATTTCTTGTTTTATACGAATGTTTTGCCATAGTATATAATTAGATTTTAAATATATTCTAAATACATAAAATGTCCGAATATTATGGCGTAATAAGTATCGCATCTAATGTATTAGGTATCATTGGATATTTACCAGAAATATATTCAATGATATACAATGTGGAAGTGAAAGTAACTACTAAAATATGGGCCATTTGGATTACTTCTGGCGGTTTAGGTATTACGTATGGTGCATGTATTGATAACCCATATATTATAATGAGTAGTTGTATTAATACAGGGATGTGTTTGATTGTTTTTAGTGTGAAAAAATGGAGGAAAGCGAAAAAGACAAGTGAAGTGGAAGATAATATTGAATTAGAAGTATAGTATTTATATTATTTATTTTGTAAATAATATAATTGATTCAAAATATTTTAAAACGCGTTACTATTTATGGTCTTAAAACCCCCCAGGGAAACGAACTAAATTTGCACCAATTCCAAAGCCAGCTCCAGATCTAGCGGTGGCTCCCATTGTTGGGACATAGGTGTCAAGGATGCTAAAGGTGGCAGCAGCAGTTAAGGCAATCAAAACAATTTCCTCGACGTTTAGAGAACGTTTAGGGATAGCATAAGCAGCAATAGCCACCATTAAACCTTCAACAAGATACTTAATAATTCTTTTTACAAGTTCAGCAACGTTAATTGTTCCGCTCATTATATTAAATAATAAGAAAAAAAATATATATATTGCGATAAAATATATATTGCGATAAAATATATATATTGCGATAAAAACTTAAAATTAATTAATATAAATAATTAAATGGAACATTCTAAATCCAAGTCTTCAAAAAAACCCAGTTTTGAGAGAAAAGAAGTAAATTGCAAACCAAATCCTAAATATGTTGATTTACTAGAAGAGGATAAACCTATTACAGGGCAAAAGTTTGTATGTATTTCTTTTTGCTCTCCTGAACAAATTTTAAAGAAAAAAGAATTATTTTTCTTTGAAGAATTCCTAAAGAAATGGGATTTAAATAAATCTATGGAAAAATTTGTTCAATTTCTCAATTTTGTTTCATTCAAGTATAATGTTTCATTTGACGACTTGACAAATGATTTCAAAGAATTTGTGAAGGAAGAAAAAGAAACTCTATCTAAAACAACCTTTGAAGATGATTACAAGACGTTTATTGATAATAATGAAGAAGAGTTGGAAAAACAATTTGATATTGCTCATAATTTTCAAACAAGCACACGTGGAATTAAGGTTCGAGGGTCATATCCTACACAACAGGAGGCTGAATTAAGAGCAAAAATGTTGAGAGAAGCTGATGATAAACATGACATATTTGTGGGACCTGTTGGAATATGGATGCCGTGGGATCCTGAAGCTTACAAAACAGGACGTGTTGAATATATGGAAGAAGAGTTGAATAAATTGATGAGCGAGAAGAAAAATAATGAGGCAAATGCAAAATCAACTTTTGAACAACGTGTGAAGGAATCCAAACAAAAGGCAATTGATGAAAATATCAAGAATGCCGAGAAATCTGGAAACACTTTAACACAGACGATTGATGATGAAGGAAATTTGATTGGTGTAAACAATGTAAATAGTCAAGAGGTTGCGCTTAAGGAACAGGAAAATATTTCATCTGCTGATATTTGCAATGAGTTGTTTGAAGGAGAGAATATTGTGCTTGGTAAAAAATCTTAATATTCTTTTTTATTAAAATCATAATTTTGATTTAAAAATTATATAAAATAATATAACTATAATGAAAATTTGTTATATTATTTCTACATTCAACAAATATTTGGATACCCGTGTCAAATACCAGATGGATTCTTTTTTAAAAGACGTGCCAAAAGAGGACATTTATTATTTGACTTCAAAAATGGATGCAGAAAAACGACAATTTGGCTGGAATTGTATAGACGATACTCAGAATATCACATGGAAATACATTCATTTCATGTATAATATGAATATACCCGACTATGATTGGTACATATATATTGACGATGATACATTTGTATTTCAAGACAGGTTGGAAAACTTATTGAATGATTATAATTGTAATGAATGCTATTATATTGGTAAAGAATTACATCATTTAAAAAAAGAGTTTGGTTTATATATGTCTGGCGGTGCTGGGTACGCAATTTCCAAGGCATTATATTCACACATGTATTCGTATGTTCGTAAAACTGGTACTAACCATAGTTTCAAACATTGCCAACATGATGTATGTATTGGAATATGGATACAAGAAATATCAAAACAAGAAAGCGTTAAACTACATAATGTCAACAATAATTTCTTTCATTTAGATTTACATAAATACGATAATGAATTGACAAACGCAATTACATTTCATAAGGTGATGACATTAGAACAATACAAGTTTTATCAAGATTACAACACAGATATCAAGAAAGTTGTTAATAAAGAAGATACAACCTTTGCACTCGTCACGGACATTGCTTATTGGGAGAAAGCCAAAAAAACTATTATTGATGTAAGAAGCAAAGGTAATTGGCAAGGCCCGATTGTTTTGATTACAATTGATTTTGAGTTGAATACAAATTTCAATGATTTTTACAATATAATAGAAGTTAAATTCCCGCAGATAGACAAGACGGCACTTCTAGAAAAGATTGGTCCAAATGGTTTCTCGAATAGTGATAAGAGAGAATTGACCAAAACAAATCAATGGGAGAAATTGCATGTATTTGATGATTATTTTAGACAATGGCAAAGAGTTGTCTTTTTGGATGCTGGATTGCGTGTATTAGATGATGTATCACACTTATTGACGCTGGATTACAAAAACAAGATTTTGGCACCAATAGATGGAAAGCATAATGCATATAGTAAATTTTGTTCTCAGTTGTCATATGATAAGCCGGAGCAAATAGATTCTCTCGTTGACACATTAGGCGACACTATTTTGACGTCTAATTTTATGTTGAATTGTATTTGGATTTATGATACAAGTATTTTGGATATATGCAATAAGAGTCAACTGATTGAAGCAATGAATGGTTATCCATTTTGCAAAACAAATGAGATGGGTATCATGAATATCCTATTTCATTTTAAATATCATTTATGGGAGCCATTTCCTATCAATTCATCTAATTGTAAGTATTTGTTTGACTGGTGTGAATTGAATCATCCAGATACAAATTGGAAAGATTATTGTTATATCAAGTATCCTGTGACCATTACTTTTGGAGATACATGAAATATAAACCTTTTTTCTTACCACTTATTTGCCTTTTTGACACTGATTTTGGGACCGGCTCCGCGTTTTTTCTGTTTATTTGGGTCATATTGCTCCTCATCCTCGTCATCCTTGAGACTTTTGGATAGTTCCCAGAATTCCTTAGACCCTAATCTGAAGTCGCCGTGGTTTTCGGCCTTGTACCAAAACACTTGATCATGTAATTTGTTGGATTTTGAGTTGTTATTTATTACCAAGCACTCATAATTCTCTGTACATTGATCCATGACCTGACAAAAGCTTTCAAATGTCGGAAACATACCGGCATAGTTTTCATAGATTCGCCTCCTATTGGCAATATAATTTTCTCTCAAAATAAAGACGTAATCTATGTTCGTTCTTAATGTCGGAGGGATACCAAGCGGATATTGCATTGTGATGACCAACATTATCTTCCAGTGACGACCATTCATAAATAAGAGTCGCATCATTTTATCGCGAGCCCATGTGTTATCATATAAACAATCATCTAAAATAACAAATGCACGCGGGTCAATATTGCTGCGTTTATATGTATCCATTTCCTTTTTAATTTGCTTCAATACAGTTCGCTGACGCTTCAAAATGTTTTCAATAATAGCAGTATTATATTCATTGTGAATGAATAGTTTTGGTACCATTTTGCCGTAAAATCCGTTACCCTCTTCTGTGCCAGAGATAACAGTGCCAATAGGGATATCTTGCTGATAATAAAGTAAGTCTCTTACCAAGAAAGATTTACCTGTGTCACGCTTACCAATTAATACTACAACAGGACCTTTATTTTCATTTGGTTTGAAGCTAATGTTCTTCATATCAAACTTTTTCAGTTCCAAAGTCATAATATAAGTTTTATAAAATTTTATTTTATTTTATTTTACGCAAATGAATAAACAACCTAAACATTATAAACATTATATTAAATAAATCTAATAAGTTAAAAATCCTAATAATTTATATATTATTTAGCTAAAAGAATGATAAATGTTAATTATCAAAAAAGAAAGAACACTGAACTTTTTAAAAGTTTAGAAGATTCAGACATTTTTTCCCTTTCAAATACACAAAATTATATACCAATTTATAATAAATTTTTTTCATTAAATGATACCAATTTTAATGGAATTAATTTTAATAATAAATTGTATATTTCAAACATAAATAAAAAAGTAGACGATGATGTTCATATTTATAACTGCAAAATTAAAAATATTGAAAATAATAAAGTCAAAGATCGCAATGTTTTTTTTAAATTAGCGCCATTATTAGACCCATATAAATATTTAGTAGGTAAATATAATATACATGATGAGCGTATTTTTATTCTACCCAAATTAGAGTCAAAAGAAAAAGATTGTCATGAAAAATTTATTGATTATAATAATTCAGCCTATGTAGATGGACTTTTTTTGTACCTATCTAGTCAACTCATTCATACAGAATATTTTCCTCATGGAGTAGACTATTACGGCTCTTTTTTAGGTATTAAACAAAATTTCACAATAAATATTTTTGATGATATTGATTATTTGAAAAATTCTGAATTCTTTAATAAAAATAAAAATATTTTATTTAAAGTAGATGATTTTGAACATTTACTTCAAGATGAAAAAGAAAAATTACAACCTATTCAAATTGATCACAACAATAGTGCTAGATCTCAAATATCGATTCAAAGTATTGATAATGATTTTTTTGAAAATGTTTTTGAAGATAAGTTGGTACACTTGAACGATCTAAAAAATATGTCTATTGATTTGGTAGAAATAACCAATTCTCAGATAATAGAAAATGGAAATGTTACATTAAAATCAAGTTCCACTTGTTCTTCTAGATCTTCTCACACAGATGAAGGAGAAGGAGAGGAAGAAGGAGAAGGAGAGGAAGAAGGAGAAGAAGAAGGAGATGAAGAAGAAGAAGGAGAAGAAGGAGATGAAGAAGAAGAAGGAGAAGAAGGAGAAGATGAAGAAGGAGAAGAAGATGAAGAAGAAGAGGAAGAAGTTATAGAAGCAACTATACCAAAATTTCCAATTCAAGTAATTTGCATGGAAAATTGTGAAAATACATTTGATGATTTAATTATAAATAACGATTTAACGTTAGAAGAATGGTACTCTGCATTAATGCAAATTATTATGATTTTAATTACATATCAAAAAGTTTTCAATTTTACACACAATGATCTGCATACAAATAATGTAATGTATAATAAAACCGATGCTAAATTTATTTATTATTGTTATAATAAAAATTATTATAAAGTTCCCACCTTTGGACGTATTTTTAAAATCATAGATTTTGGAAGAAGTATTTATAAATTTAATGGGAATTTGTTTTGCAGTGATAGTTTTCAAGCAGGTGGTGATGCTGCTACACAATATAATACAGAACCATATTTAAATGATAAAAAACCACGTTTAGAACCAAATTATAGTTTTGATTTGTGTAGATTGGCTTGTTCTATATTTGATTATATAATAGATGATCCTTTAGAAGTGAATGATTTGAGTAAATGTACAAATCCTATTCAACGTTTAATTGTTGAATGGTGTTTAGATGATAAAGGAATTAATATGCTGTATAAAAATAATGGAACTGATAGATATCCAGATTTTAAATTGTATAAAATGATTGCACGTTGTGTTCATAATCACACACCACAAGCACAATTAGAACGTGAAGAATTTAAATCCTTTCTCTATAATGGTGTGATTAAGGGTGACATTATCAACATTGATAAAATCTGGATATGGATCTAGAATTTGTAATTTTTCATACTATATTTTTTATTTATATAATATAATATGAAATCATATGGATTTATTATGATTAGGCATGTAAATTCTGAAAAGACGAATATGTATTGGAATCATTCAGTAAAATTATTAAGAACATATTATCCTCATAAAAAAATTATTATTATTGATGATAATAGTAATAAAAACTTTGTAAAGGCCGATTTTGATTATAAAAATATTGAAATTGTACAATCTGAATTTCCGGGAAGAGGCGAAATTTTACCTTATTATTACTTCATAAAAAATCATTACTTTGATAATGCTGTTATCATACATGATAGTATATTTTTTCACAAACGAATACATTTTGAAATGTTACGACGATTTTCAGTTATACCATTATGGTTCTTTCATTCTGACAAGGAAAATATAGAAAATACAATAAGAATTTCTAATACACTTAAAAATAATTATGCATTACTTCAAAGTTTAAATCATGATTCAATACAAATGATGCCAAAGAATGCTTGGTATGGTTGTTTTGGTATACAATGTTATATCAATCGCGATTTTTTACTTAGTCTAGAAAATAAATATAGAATTACAAACATGATCTCTAAAGTAAGTTGTAGAGCTGATAGATCTTGTCTTGAAAGAATCATGGGATGTATGTTTTTCACAGAAAATAAAGAAATTACTGGAAAAAAATCACTCTTTGGCGATATCATGAAATATCAAACTTGGGGGTACACATTTGATGAATATATGGAAAACTTTAAAAAAGGCACTATCGATCGCTCTGTGGTAAAGGTTTGGACTGGTAGATAATTACACGCTAATCTACGCTTCAAAAATCTGGATTATCAGTAAATATTTGCGGTGCGGAACCACCTGTGTTCATCATTGGGTTCACTTGTATTAATACATAATGACCGGCAATTACACTAAAATAAACAATTAAAGCATCTCTAATTAATAATTTTAATGGTTTACTTTCTTTATCTACAAATCGCATTTCTAAAAATTTTGTAATTAAAAATATGATGGAAATAACTGCGGCACTCACAAATATATTACTCATTTAATATATTTGTTAAATAATGTTATTCTTTTTTATACGCAAATAAAATCAATCTAAAATTTCAATATCATCAATTAATAAATCTGGTAATAAATCTATTGGTGGTTCTTCAATGTTATGAACATCCAAAGGATCTAGACTAAATGATTGATCAGAAATGGTTAGCTTTACACTATCATCATCTTCTTCTTCAATCTTTCTTCTTTGCTGATTTCTTAATTGACTAATCTGTTCTAATGTGTCTAAATCTTTGGGTGCAGTAATAGATGTTACTAAACCATCTGTTGACTTGACGAGGTCTACATCATTAAAACTCAAATGTGTATTATCTGATGATTGTGTTACTTCGTTTGAGTATGATGACGAAGGAACTACTGCTTCAACAGGTTGTTTAATAGGTTCATGAATAATTTCTTCCTTTACTTCTTCTACAACATCTTCTTCAATCGTTTCATCCATATATGCTTTTAAAATTGCCTCTACTGGAATACTTTCGCGTAAAGTATTCAAAATTCCTTCTTGAACGATAATTTCTAGTTCTCTGTGATTTTTCTGTATTTGTAATGGCTGAATTCCAACTTCAAACAGGTATACATTTTTATATATTTTTCTCGCAACATTAATATAAGTTTTGTGAATAAAATCATCCAACTTAGGAACATTAATATCAACCTTCTTTTGTTTTTGTCCAACACGCATAGCAGTTAATACTTTTAGTTGAATTATATGAACACATGTGATTAAATCTTCTAAATAATTACATCCAGACTTTTCACAAATTCGTTTTCTCTCTGTTTCTATTATTTGGTCATTCCATTTAGGAATGCGCGATATCAAGTTTTGAAAGGTCATTAAATATTTATCATTTTCATTGTTTTCTTTACAAAGTTTCACTGCCTCATCTAAAATAGATTTATACCCATCAATAATTAAGGGAGTCAAAATAGTAACTAAACGTGATCCCCATTCATTTTTTGATTCATGAAGTGCGCTTGCATCAAAATCATCCATTTACATAAAACTGATATTTTCTAAAGACAATTCTGAACTTAAAAAAACAAAATTCAATATAAATAATATTAATAATTTTTCATTTCTAAATTCTTTTCGAATTTTATGAAAACAAAGCAACATTTCATAACGTTTTTCTATAGTTATTTTACTCTCTAAAAATTTTTGATTTTCCAATAAATGGATTATATCCAATGCGCTATATGATTTCTCGTATAATTTTGTAGACAAAATAATTAATTCTTCCAACTTTATTTTTTTTTGACTATATTTATTTAATGTATTTTTAAGCCAATCTATATGATGTGTATGAATATCTTTCATATGAAATACTTCATTCAAATTGTATTGATACAAGTTAATAATAGATCCATTTACTACAGGTTCCGGTACATAAATTTCACAAAAGCGAGATAAAATTGGCTTCATTAACGTATATTTATCTTCTGCGATAATAAAAAAACGTGTATTATGACTAAATAACTCAATACATCTACGTAATGCGGATTGTGCATCCATTGTTAATTTATCCGCATTTAAAAGCACAATACTTTTAAAAATATTTCCACCATTAGAATAAATATGCATTTTTGCAAAAAATTTTAGCTCTTCGCGTATAAATTTAATACCTTTTCCATGAGAACAATTTACATGCATTACAAAAGATTTAATTCTTTCTCTATTATTATTATAAATTTTATGAATAAATTCATTTACAATAGTCCTTTTTCCACTACCTGAAGGGCCATGAAACAATATATTCGGTATTTTTTGTAATTCATGAAAGTAATTTAATTTTTCTTTTATATTTTCATGTATAGTTAATGACATTGATTGGAGTATTATATTAAAATACAAAGTGTTTTTATATTTTAATACAACGTAATTCTTATATCTTCATTTTATAATTTTATAATTTTATAATTTTATAATTTTTTAAACCGCATTCGTCAAAGAGTGAGTATAAGGATTGCTACGAAACGCTGTCAAAATATCGGGTTGAATACGATCACAACCAGCACATTCATTATAGTATTGGGGGGCACTGATGGCACCATGTGTTTGCGAAGATGGAGTCATTCCACTTATTCTAGAATATGCCGGATTGTATCTACCATCTAAGCGATCTTGGTCATTTTTAATTGTACTTAAATGCATTTGTTGATTAAATACTTGTGTTCCTCCAGGATTAGGTCTATTTACAATAGTTTGTGATTTTATATCATTATTGTGTTGATTATAAGCTGCATTATAATTCATATCACCATAACCAGTAGCATAACCACCAGCAGCGGTATAATATTCGCAATTTGTTGTTTCTCTTTGCGTAGAGTCGGGCGCGGTATAATTATTCACATATAAGCTTTCTTTTTGATTATTAATGTAAAAATTAGGAGCATACAATGTAGTTTCTTTATTGGTAGTAGGAGTAGCATCTTGTGGGTTATAAACATAACCTTTAGGTACTCCTGAAGTAGCCTCACCATACACACGAAGATTTTGTATAGTCTCGCTTTTGCGTGTAGGTCTAAACACATCCATAATAGGTGCAATAACAGCACCAATCGCTCCGCTAAAACCAGTTCCAAAAATGTCGGATTTGTTCATTGTTGTTCTATTATTTTCATAATTTGTATAACTTTTCGTAAAGTTATCACCCCCATTTGTAGGACCTTTACCTATAGCACTTGCAGGATTTACGTCTACGCATGGCAATTGTACACGTCTACTTTTTTCAAAGTTTTCTGGTGCATGTCCTGCCTTAATATCTACAGATCCAGCAGGACCCATGTATTCGCTTGCAATATCATTACGACGAATCACTCCCATTTCCTGAATAGGTCTTAATGTCTCTCCTTTTTCAGCTCCAGTTGTAGTAAGCCAACGATCTTGTGAATTAATAAAAAAAGTATCAGGACGTTGTTTTTCTACACGACCTAACATTTCAGTACTGGGTGCGGTCTTAATGTAAGAATAAGCAGGACCTTCATGATTTGTTAATTCATATTCCAATTTAGGATTCGTATCTACTCTTAATTGATCAATCGTTTTTGGTAGCCATTTATCACGTGCTTCCATGCCAGAATTAAAACCATTGTTACCATCTATTCCATAACCTTGGTCTAACCCAGGACCAACCATAATGCTATCAAAAGGCTTTGTATTATTATTTTTCATTCCAGGATTTACACGTGACTGATAGAAATCACTTTGGTTAGGCATTCCATATGCCCATTGCATATTATCTTCTGGTTTAAATAGAGGTGCTTGTTCAATTTTTTTTATAGTTTGAGAACCTGATCCAATCATGTTATCTAAAACGGATTCATTGATATCTATATCATATGTGCGTCCTTTTACTTTTCCACCATTAAATGGAATCATATTGTTATGTTTAAATTGTTCAGAATTTAAATAATTTCCATTCAAAGAATAAATTTCTTGAGGATTTTTACCTACATCTACATGATTACGCTGTTTTTGTTGATATAAATTTTGATTAAAATACTTGTCAGTTGCGGTATTTGGATTTGGATACCTTTGAATCGTATCAACTACTTCATTCATATTGCTTACAGGATAATTTTGAGGTGGAATATTTGTGTTTGGTAAATAGTTTTCAGTTTTTGTAGCTAAATTACTTCTGATACCCATATTTGTAAATTTTTCTTGTCTAGTAGATTTTCTGAATTCTTTATCATTACAACTTTCATTTGATTGATTTGAAACTATATACATACCACCTAATGCTAATAATGGGACAGCTATTTCCATATTATAATATATATATAAAACATTTTAAATATATATATTATTCTTCTTAGATATCTTGTATAAATTTTATTCTAATCATGTATTATTTTTATTATTTTTATTCTAATCATGTATTATTTTTATTTCTAAATTTTTTATAAATTTTCACAAGAATTTGTTTGTTGACACGTAGTTGGACCTCCAGCATATCCACCACGTATTAACTGGTAGTTGGAAGGTAAACTTGAGACTTGAGACGTATATGATTTACTTTCAATAACCATACAATCACGCTTGGGTGTAAAATAATCTTTTTCTAAAATTCTTGTGCTTAAATTATTTTGGAAAGGCAAACAAGTATTTACTTGAGGATTTAATGGAGGATATTCAAAATTAGGTTGCTCTACATCACGATACCACCATGCGGGATGAGTTGCTCTTGATTGATCCGTAAATAAATTATTGCATGTTGGATAATCTATAGGTTGATTCGGAACATTATACTTTTGAAATTCATCTTTTCCTAAACAATCTCTGCTTATTCCTCTGTTAATACCCTTTAAATCGCTTTCTAAATTGATTGTATTTGTTCTTAAATTTGCTCCCCACTTTTGTGCAATAATTTGCGGATCTTCTATAAAACAAAGATCAGAACCATTTCCTGGAACATTCATAATCCATCTTCCTGGATCTGTAGATTGCTGTAACTCTTTTTTTGTTCTAGCATCGTCGTATTTAAATCTTGTACAAGCCATTTATATATACATATACTTTTGAAAATATACTTTTTCAAAAGTATAGCAAATACACTTTTTCAAAAGTATAGCAAAAATTATAATTAGTTAAAACTCTAATAATAATTTAAATAATTAATACAAATAGAATTATGGAGTTGGTTTTAAATGATACAAACCTCACTTTGTGTTTGAATATGATTGTTAAAAATGAAAGTAAAATTATTTGTCGCTTATTTGATTCAGTAGTATCCATTATTGATTCTTATTGTATTTGTGATACTGGTTCTACAGATGATACGATAGAAATTATTACTTCATATTTTGCAAGTAAAAATATTCCTGGTAAAGTTGTATTAGAACCCTTTAAAAATTTTTGTCATAATAGAAATTTTGCATTACAAGCTTGCATTGGAATGTCTGATTATGTATTACTTTTAGATGCTGATATGATTCTTGAAGTTAAAAATTTTAATAAAAAAGTATTAAATATTGCTTCTAGTTTTAATATTCTTCAAGGCAATGATTCTTTTTTTTATCAAAATGTGAGAATCCTTAAAAATAATGGTGAATATACATATAATGGTGTTACACATGAATATATTGATTCTCCCTCTAATAACACAACGTTTAATATTGAAAAAGATATTTTATTTATTAGAGATGTCGGTGATGGAGGATGTAAACAAAATAAGTTTGAAAGAGATATATCATTATTACTAGATGGTATTGAAGAAGATCCGAATAATGTTAGATATCATTTTTATTTGGCAAATAGTTATCACGATTGTGGAAGGTTTGGAGAAGCAATACATGTATATAAAAAAAGAATTGAATTAGGAGGTTGGTATGAAGAAGTCTGGTATAGTTATTATAGAATAGGTCTTTGTTTAAAAAATATGGGAAAAATAGAAGAGGCAATCTATTATTGGCTAAAAGGATATAACTTTTACAATGAACGTGTAGAAGGTTTGTATGAAATCATTCAACATTATAGAATTACTTCTCAACATAAATTGGCAGAAATCTTTTACAAAGAAGCAAGAAAAATTTTAGATTCAAATAAAAACAGAAATAGTTATTTATTTTTACATGAAGATGTATACTCGAGTAAAATATATTATGAATATACAATTATTGCTGCTTATTTAGGTATTTTTGATATTGATTATGAAGTTGTCAAGGTATTGAACTATTCTAAAGATAAAATAGAAATTAACAATATGTTGACAAATATGAAATTTTATAAAAATAAATTAACTCTTTCAAGTAAATTCATAATTGATAATACTATTCAAATAAATATTAACAATGAACCAACAAATTTTTATTCTTCTTCTAGTT